TTGGTTTAGGCTTACTACAAGCCCCACAAACTTTACTCATATCGCTTAATTTGAGGTTTAATGTTCAGTCTTATCCCATCTAAAACAACTAACTTATGTTTAACTAAGTGATCGTATTTATATGGGTTTTGTTTTCCTAATATTTTCTTATGTATCATGTTAGCCTGTAAATCGTAGTTACGATAATGGGCTATATACTTTCCACTTTTACCACCCCAATAACTCATGATAGGGGCTATCTCTTTTAGCTTAGTTATTCCTAAGTTCTCATTCTCTATACGGCTTGTCATTAATATAGGGTAGTGATCTCCACTGTTAGGAATCTTAATCTCGTAATCGATCACAGCCGCCGCCGCATCAAATCCTAATTCATCTGGGAATCTTTTTCCCCATAGGCTTTCAAAGTTTTCAATGAAATTAGCACTTGCTTGTTTCCAAAACTTAGCCGCCTCTTTGTTTTTCTTTGAATAAATTATACTCGAATTAATTTCAGGTACGTTTGAACTTACACCGTAGAACTCGTTTAACTGTTCCCATGTAGCCCATACACACTTCCAATCTTCTTTATAGTTTGCAGTATTGTAAACTTGCAACCCTATATTTAAGTCTTTGCACTTGTCAAAGATCGAATCCACTTCATTTATTAGAATACTATCAGCATCTATAAATAAGTTTTCATCATGTTTAAAATACTTGTAAAGGTTTAACTTTGCTTTGCCGGGCTGAAACATTCCTTTCTTATCGGTATAATCACACAAAGCAACTTGCTCTACTGAATCAAATAACCCTAATTCATCAGGTATTAATTTAACACCATCATGTAATAAAGTAATATGCAGCAATGGACTGTAATACTTTACCGAAGCGGCAAGGTTCACAGCCCATTGAGCATAACTAGGATGACCTAGCGATAGTATGTAAATTCCTCTACTCACTATGCAAATATCCCAGCAGGTGCAGTTACTCTTGAAGGGAAACCATCAGGCTTAGTTCTCCAAGTAATTGATACGTTATATCTTTGGTTACCTGTTCCCATATCATCATTAGCAGGGGTTACAACAAGGGTACACAAGTAGTCAGAAACTACCATTAGTTGATCCTCCTCAAAGTTATACCATGCAATATAAACGTTACGGCCATTGGCAGTACTCCAAAATGTATCGTTATTTCCGCTAACGTTAGGGTCTAAAAAAGTGAAAGTATGGTTCATTCCTCTTAGTTGCTGATCAGCTCCGTTTGCTCTCGAATTATCTACCATAATAGCGGCAGCATCGGCATAAGTTCCTTTACCATCACGGATAATGTATGCTGAGTTAGCGGCAATGTTAGTTGTCCACTCAGTAGCATCACTGTAATCGGTGAAGGTATTATCTTGGTCTATAATAGCAAAAGCTGAGATACCAGCAATAAGATCGTTGCCACAAAGATCACTTACATAAGTTCCTAAGTCGCCTAAACAATCGTTAATTATACTCATATTGAGAAAATTAAAAGGTTAATAAAAGTTTGATTGTCTTTTTGTTGGTGCGACTAACCACAGCTTTAGCAGTTTGGATGGGATGCAAGCCCACTAGATAGTGAAAAGAATATACAAATATAAATATTTTTTAGATAACAAAAAAATTTATTATCTTAGCCGTGGTTTTTTCATCTATGTTTGTTTTTACCTAGCCCCGTAAGGCTAGGTTTTTTATTGGCAGTATGCCGTTGTGCTTTGAGGTTGGCTTTGTTGCCATATAATATCCCCATCTTGCTCGAATACTATCGTAACATTATCCGAAAAATAACTAATATAAGAGTTAACTAATAGGCAGTTTAACCCACTCGAATACCGATAGGCTTCCAAATGTTTAACTCCTACCACATCCCCATAGTAAACTGTTTCGTGATACATTGTTTCCCCTACTTTGGTATTGTTTGTAATGTGAACAAAACAACTATCACAAGTAACGGTAATATCTACTTTTTGATCTGACTTGCCCGGCATACATGATGCCATAAGTAATAATGCTGCTATTGCTGTGTATCTCATAGGCCGAATATACGGTAATTACTTTAATTTGTTTTGTATGTCCTCTGGTAAATCTTCTAAATTAACATATCCTTCACTTATTGCCCTTTCAATTACATCAATAGGTGTTTCATTTATTCCCCTCGGTACTAAAGAATGTTGGCAATTATAACCTCCTAGTAAAGAGAAGATTGTATCTTTTGAAGTACCTGCCGCCATACCTTGCCACGGGTTGCCGCAACTCTTTAAACCGCCTGCCGTTGTTTTACCTTCGCCCCATAACTCTATTTCTTTTTTATGGAAAGTCTTTCCTACCCTTTCCTCACAAAAGCATCGAGTAGTATCCATTTCACCACCTGCATAATAATAAAACTCAATCCCAAACTCTTTAGCAACTGTGGTAGTATAGTTACGATCTGCAATAGCAAACAAGTCATTTGCCTCCTGTTTAGCGTATCGGTTTAACATTCCTAACTTAGCATTGCTGCCCGTTGTTCCTACCGTGCTTTCGCTTATTATTTGTTGAACATCCAAAATGTTAGACCCGTTACTGATAGCGTTGTTTAGATTGTCTTTAAATATCGCTAGGTTTTCTTTAACTGAACTTTCAGCAAGTATATCTACTGCCGTTTTTTTACTTTGCTCATAGGTTAAATCAAATACATCTTTATTCTCGAACCCTTCAACAGCCTTTGAATAGTAAGCCTTGTTTAAACTCTTTTGTGTGTTAAACTCTTTTATGAAGTCCGTTAGATTATCATAGTACCCGGATGACTGAACAGCCGCCTCAAAGTCATTGCCTAAAACCTCAATTAAAGAATAGTTTTCAGCATTCAATATTACATTCCCGTTGCTATCTAATTGAAGTTTCTTTAAAGCCTCTACAAGATCGTTGTATATTTTCCTTTCGGATGCTGGGATAGTATTAACAAAGTCGGCAGGTATTGTTTCCAGCCTCTTTAGTTTCTTTTTTAATATCTCGTTTTCGCTTGGCATTAATAGTTATTCCTTAGATACTTTTGGTTTTTCTTAGTTACGTTTACCACTACACTTGCCACTTCATCATCTCCCCAATCAGGTGCGTATGCGCCCGTGCGTGTATAGTTAATACCGTTTATCTTTAAGGTTGGATGCGATAAGGCAACTCCTAGTATATCATGTGCATACTCTGGCATAGGCTGGGTAGCGAACTCCTCACCCCTTCCAAGATTGTTATAAGGCTGAACCTGTGAATCTAATGAACTCTTAAACGGGCTAAATTCTATATCGTTTAAAGTAGCGTTTCTAGTTCTACCAAATACCCTGTAATTCATTGTGAAAGTCCCATCGAAATAACTTCCAAAAGTTGGCCTATCTGATCCGTATTGAATTAAAGCTGTACACTCATTAGTACATACACAAAGGCACTCGCTTAATCCATCCATCGAAGTAATGATAGCGTCAGCCGTTGCCGTTACTGTAAAGTTATCTATTCTAAAAGTAGCAGCCGCCCCTGTTACAATTATGCTTATAGTTGAACTATCTGCACTTGCCGTAAATGTAAATGATATGGTTGCCGTACCCTGAGCAGCTGAGCTATAAGACGGGCTAATGATACCTTGTGCCGTTTCAATATAGTACGATCCTGTTTGGATTCCACTTCTATTTGTTATATCCCATTGTACCGTATATTCTAAACCTGCTTTAATATCACAATTCAAAGCACCTACCGCCCCATCGGTACTTGCTACTCCTTGAAAAACTAAGTACCCTGCTACTATTGTTACACCTGCATCCAAAGTCCAATCGTCAGTAGTTGCAAATGTGCTATTGGCTACTATGTTTCCCTCGCATACTGCCGCATCCGTTACACCTATTACATAGTTGCCACAAGCCGGATTCAAAGTATCTGCATTCCAATTTAAGTTAACAAAGATATTACCTATGGTTAAGCTGTCGCTTGTTTCACTCCAAGAAATATAATCTACAAATAACTCTGTTTCCTTATCAAATAAAACTACCGAGTAATCTGTTACTAATTCCCTTACATCCAAACTTAATCCATCGTAAGAACCTACAAAAGTATTTGAAGCCTGTACTAAAAAAGTATCGGTACTATCTGCTTGCCCATATACAGTATGCTCACCTACACTTGTAATGGTTGCACAAACAACCCCACCTACATTTATATATAAGCTACCAGCCGTTATGTCAGTTACGTTTATTGTGATCTTATACCAATTCCCTATGGTTAATACACCCGTATATTCTACATAATAACCACCGCCTGCCGTGCTTACTGTGAATAAATCGGTAGCCGGGAAATATCTAAATCCCCCATTTACTATGATTGAATAAATAGAATAGTTGCGTGGGGTTGCCGTGAATATATCTTGCTCCATTGATAACGTACTTGCGCTATCTACGTTACTCACATAAGTTCCTGTATTGTTAGTTGTGTTTACTACTAATTCGTTAATATCTACCGACCCAAATGGGTTGCCGCTATCTACTAACTTACCAGCACTTACACTCGTATTAGTTCCTGTTAAATAAGGATTGAATAAAGGTAGCACTAAGTTTGCCCCTGTAGTCTTTGCTTTAAACTGAAATTGTAGTTTATCCGTTGCTTTGTTTACAGGGGTGCAATAATCTAACCCATAAAAATAGCAATCCCCTTGCCTTTTATGATAGGCCGTAGTTGCCCATGATGTATAACCTTCCTCTATTTCTGTTGAAGTAGGATTAACCAAGTACATTTGTATTGGTTGGTTTGGTAAATATATTATATCGTTTGCTGCCATATTTTTTTAGCTTACGCATCCCCAAAACGAACTTGTACCTCCGCTTATTGCAGTTGCCGTTGCTGGTAATGCTGTTGTTAAACCTGATGTTGAAGAGCCTCCCATAGTTGGTAATGCTGCGTTTAATTGCCCACCGGTTTTAGTAGTATTACCTTTTAAAGTAGGCACTGTGGTAGCCGTTACCATTAATCCTAAGTAATGAAGTCCCGAATAAGTAGTAGTAAATGCACTTGTTAAGGCTAATGTTTTACGTGAGTTAGCCGCCCATGCTGTTGTTGTATCGTTTACGCTTGATCTTAATAGGTTTAAATTAATATCATACAATCCAAATAATTGGTTAGTAGGTGTACCTGCTGCCGTACTTGCACTCCAAATACTAATCGAATTAATAGTAGTTCCTGCTGGTAGATAAATAGCCTGTAAACTTAATCGGCCTGTTGCAAGTACTACGCTAATTACTTCATCACATAAATCCCTGTCAAATGTTTCATATAAAGCACCTGTTACACATTTCCTATTGTTTAATAAAGGCAAAATATTATTAGTGGTATTTTTCCATCCACCCTCACCACTCCAGCTTATTACATCGCCAATACCTATTACTCCTTTATAAAGTATCGTTTCTGTTCCGCTTACATCCAATTTAATGGTAACCGTTTGGGCTACCGTATCATTATTGTAAACGTTTATATTTTGAATGTCGTAAACCTGACCACTCGAAGGCGCACCTGCTAAAGCTACATCGGTAGTATTGTTTGTGTTAATTGCTACCTTTCCATCTGTGGTAGCCGAAGTTGTAAATATCTTATACGAGGTTACGCATTGAAGCTGGTTAGTTGTAACCGATCCCCCTAAAACTATTTGGAGTATGTCGTTTGTAGTTGTTAGTTTCATCGTCTTATAATTCTTCTTACGTTTGATTGTGTTACTTTAGTATTTATTTCTGTTACTGTATTATCCACATAAGCCTTAGTAGCCTTTTGACTTGCTACCATTTCATCGCTGTTAGCCGCTAAATTAACGTCTACATCTATTGGAACTCCTTTTGTTGAACCTTGTGCCATATTATCTTATTTCTCTAAATTTAATTGATGCATAAACTACTTGTGTACCACTTAATGATGTAGCTTTAAGAGTTAAAGTACCTAAAGATCTTTTCAATCCTGCTGCATCTAAAGTAATTGGATAACGTGATATAATAGCTGTATTAGTAACTCCTTTTGCGCCACCTGATGCAGCAACATACCCACCATCAATAATTATAGCAGGACTTCCGCTAAGAGTTCCTAGTATATTATATTCAGAACTGCTGTATGTGCTATTTACAGCATTATATGCAGTTGTTCCTGATATGGCTTGTCCTATACAAAGCTGCCATTGAATAGCTTGATTTCCTGAATTGTAAATCTCAACATCTATATATGCTACTCTTGTTCTATTAGATATTCCATTAAATGTTGTTTTAGGTCTAAGGCTTAACATATGAGTCCCACCTGTACCTACACTAATAGCTCCTGAGTCTTGTTGAAATGTATATCCAAATACATTTATATCTTCCGAACCACCTTCTGAAATAACAGCACCACAAATAAAATTCATTGTTGTAGATACTGTTCCAGTACAAGTCATACCACATCTTACAGGAAGATTTGCTGTTTGAATATATGGTGAACTAAATAAATTAGCATGAAGAAATTCATGACAATATATTACTTCTCCACCCATATCAAATCCTATTCTTACTCTTCCTACATAAAGAGCTTGTACATCTATAACTAAAATTTGAGTTCTACTTACATCTAAAGTTAATCCACTTGTACCTGTACCATCTAATTTATCTAAATTCCAAGATGATTGAGTTACAGTTTCATTACCTGATGAACTAGCTGAATATACAACAAATTGTGGTGTTGTTCCGTTTAATTGAAATTCTATACCATTAGTTCCATCAGAATATCCTGCAAATTTTAATGTGTCAGCTACACCAGCTATCATATTAAAAGTAAGAAATATTAATTGAGATCTACCCGGTTGATAAGGAAGGTATTCATAACTCTGCATATAAGCTTTCCCACCTGTAGGTGTAGAACTAAAAGTCATTAAAGCTTGTCTATTTGTAGAGTCATGTGTAATTGTAGCACCTGTACCGTTGGTAATTTGCTCTAAAATAATTGGAGCTAAATCGTATGTAAATTGAGAATTAAATAAAATAAGGGGATTTGATACCCTTAATCTACTAAATGCATCCAAGTTTGCACTATCACTAAATGATATTTCGTTACTAAGTATTGTTTGTCCTGCCGTTCCTTGTGCCATGATTAAGTATTTTCTTGTCCGTATAAATTAAAACTAAGGTTAGCACTACTAGCATACACTCTTATCTTATCGGGTGTATCTAATGTCATACCAATAGTTGCAATAAAAGTATCATTACCAGCAAGTGTTACATCATAATACAAATAGTCTTTGGTTGCCGTTGCACCACCTCCAACTGAATGACTTACCCTAAATGTAGCAGAGGTATTAGCCCTATTACATATTACAATAGAACTACAAACAGCCGTTCTAGCTGTTGGCACGGTGTATAAATCCGTTTCCGTTGTAGCTAAAGGGGCTACTTGCCCTAAACTTTTAATTACTACTGCCATTATGCTCCCATTAATAAAAATAAACTTCCATAATCTTGGCTACTGCTACCTGATACAGCCGCCCACTCTAAAGCCGTGCCTAATGAATTAACTCTTAAATATTTTAAAGCATCAGACCCCGTATAACTTGGAGGCAATGCAGCGTATAACTCATTGAAGTTATTGTTAATATCATCCTCAGCCGTTAAATATTTATCGGATAAATTAGATACTAAAACTATTGTTTCCTGTGCCATATTGCAAAGATAATTAAACTCCTCCTTTTTTCCTAAATTGTTTCAATGCAGTTTCACCACTTAATAAACCCCTGCTAATACTTTCAATAAAACCGCTAAAGTAATTAACACTTCCATCATTTGTATGATAATATCTAAATGGGTATTGCATTACACTATCAAATACATCACGATTGACCGACAAAGTTGATTCACCTACCAATAGCCTACCTTCCTCACATTCATTCGTAGGCACTAAACCACCTCCATTATATAAGGCATCCACTCCAAAGAATGATAGCCCGGTACTACCTACAACTCCATAAGCAATTCCTAAAACATCGAACTCACTAAAAGGTACGTATTGGTTTAACCATAATCCATTTAATCCGAAAGGTTTTTTAACATATACCCCTAGCGTATCACCCTCACTCATATAAAAAGTCCTATCTAAAACAAACGTATATGAACTTAAATCTAAAATAGTTACGGCTGCACTTTCACTTGCTATAATGTTTCCACTAACTGATACTTGAACTAACTCAACTTGCTGGGTAAAGTCATAAGAGAACCCACTTGCCCCACTGCTATTGTTTACTCTTACACTACAATAAGCATGGTAATATCCATCTTGGATAGCCGTATATTCTCCCGTTGCAGCATCATAGTTTCCATTCGTATCGAAGTTAGGGGCTGAACTATCATCGTTAAATCTTATTCTCCTGTATTGATCGTTAGGTACCGTTTTAAAGTAAGTCGTATTATCTAATACTTGATCGACTGTTAACTCACTTAAAAACTGATCGTTACCATCTGAGAAATTATTTACTACCGATTGACATACGTTTCCTAAGTGCCTTTCTATTACCCTCCAATTTGCATAAACATCGTTATAATAATACAATTCGCTTGGTGGGTCTATCAATGTTTGAAAAGCATAAGCCGTTCCTGCACTCGATGTACTTCTATCACATTGAATTAAAAATACGTCTTGATCTAATGAACTGTCATCAGATGGGGTGAATATTTCATAATTTTTAACTAAGCCCGTATTGTCAACTATAAAGATTTCATCGAATGAATAAATATTATCATTATCAATTACCGAAGATACGTATGAATATTCATCGCTTAACACGTTTCTAATTAAGAACCCACTACCTATTAAACTTTCTTGGAACGTTCCACTTGTATCGGTTATTTGTTGGTTGCTTGGCCCTCCTGCCTGTGTTTGCTCCGTAGTGTATTTGCGTTTTGTCGAACTTCCATTATACCCACTTATAGGAGGCAAAGATTGTGATATGGTGTTAGTGTTTATTATTAACCTTCTTAATCTTAGGTCTAATTCGTTTTGGGTATTACAGTTGCCGGATAATGGAAACTCCTCTTGTACATGATGAACTAAAGGCACTTCGCCTATCGGGAAATTATTACTTCCATCACGGCTGCACCCTACAACAACCTTGCTGTAAATCTTTGAAAGGTCAATATATTCTACTAACCCTTTTACACTATCGAAATAAACATCACTGTTTATACTTCTAAAATAGTCCTCCCGTTCTACTCTTATAACAGGCTTACCTGCACTAGATACTTCTAAGCTAAAGTAAACATTGCAAAGTTTATGTAAGTCATCAAAGAAATCTCTAAATGATATTGTAGGGTAGCCCGTTCCATTCCTTAATTGAAGCCCTGACATAATAACCGCAAAGGCTATTTCTCTATATGTACTTGGACTTGCTAAATCATAGGTAAAAAAATCACTTTCAAAATCCACCTCGTCATCAGTCATCATAGCTATAAGCATATTCAAAGCATCGTAAATGAATATACCATTTCTTCCATAAGGTCTAATATCTACTAAGTCATCACCTTCACTTGCTGCAAAAGGTGGATCGGTTTTGTTAAAGTTGGCTTCCGCTATAAAGTATCTACCCCTAAAAGGTGAAAACATTTGTACGTTATCATGGGCTACAAACTTATATTGAACATCTACCCCATTCTTACTTAATAAGTTACCACCCGTTCTACCTAATTGAAATTCTATTTCGCTGTTATTGTTAATCTTACTTAAAAAACTATTATCAGTAATAGGGCATTCGGCCATTCGTTCCAACTGATTCCATTTAACCCCGGCTAGTTTAATAATCCCTTTGGCTATACTTCTATAACTTGCACCGAAATCTTCGCTTATTTGAATGTCTAAATCTAAATCCTGACAATAATCAGAATCATATAAGGCTCGTATAGTTTCGTAATCGCTTCCTATAAAAGTTATCGACCCTTTAATTTGGTAAAGATAGCCGTGCAAATCATAGTTTAATGTCAGTTCTTCTACTAGGTCATCTAATCCTTTAGGGCTATCAGTACACAAAGAACCATTCAAAAATATTCTTATCATACCGCCCAAGGGTTTTTAGTTTGCATAACCTTACCTAATAACTTATTGTTTTGTGAAAGTAAATTGACTTGGTCTAAGCCTAATCTATAAAGCCTGTAATCATCAAAAGACGACCCTGATTGAAGTAACATTGAAGCCGCTATGTTTTCGGCAAACTCTTTTTTATGTTCACGTTCTTGGTTCATTAAAGCAGGGCTTACCCATTTATCAATAACGTACTTATCTAAGTTGCCGTTAATCCATGCATTTGCTAATCCGGGTTCGCTTAGGTTCTTATCCGTTGGTATAATTGCCTCCCCTTCATGTGCCATTACAGGTATCGTATCTTTTCCTTTTGGGTTGCCGTTAAGCTGTAAGTAATCAGTACCATCAAAGAATTGTGGAGGGGTTGGGGTTTGCAATGCGTTTACTTGTTGAATAAGTCCTCCGATAGCGTTACCAATACCAGCCGTGATCGAAGTGATACCACTAATAATACTTATAGGATCGCCTTTAGCAATAGCCGCTATTCCTGAGGCAATGGCTTGGGCTGATGACAAAGCAATCTCAGCAATGGCAATAGCCTTTTGAAACTCTAAAAAGACTGCACTATTCTTAGCAGCATCCCCAAAGATATTAGTTAACGCATCGTTAAACGTTCCAGCTAATTGAGAAAGTTCGCCATATATTTCGGCATCCCTTTCCATTTGTTTTATGAAGTTGGCATTAGCATCCGTTTGCTGCATGGTTGCTAAGATACCAGCTAACTTAATATCGTTTTGCTTTTTAATAGCCTCATAGTTAATGTTTGTTTCCTCAGTGTTTAATAAAACTATCTGATTGTTTTCACGCATTAACGCATTGGTAGAAGTAATTGAAGCGTTTAACTTTTGGTTAGCCTCATCACGTTGCTTTATTAAGTCAATTATTTCCATCTCTTGCTTAGTATAGTCTTTACCAAGCACGATGTTATCCAGCATTATTTTATTTAAGGCAGATATTCGATTGTTCAATTTATCATAAGGCCCGACCACTGCCTCAGTTGACTTTGCAATGTCATCATGTAATGGCTTAACCTCCTTAATCTTACCTATGTATTTATCCCAATCTTCACGGGTTACATTCAAAAACTTTTTAGCATTTAAAAAGGTTGTTTCTAAGTCCTCATCACTTGCGTTCTTTAACTCTAAGATAGCATCAGCCGTTACCCTTACACTTACTCCATACTTATCGGTTAAGTCTGTTAACTGCTTAAATTGTTGTTTGTTTATTTCTAATACCTTTGATAAGTCTTCAAATGTTTGAACTAAAACACCTTGCCTCATCTCATCTGCAAACTTTTTAAACTCCATTGCAGTTGCATTAGTAGCACCTCCTAAGGCTTCAAATTGTGCCGTGATTTCCTCATCCGTTGCCAACGATACTTTAATAACTGACTTCTCATAGTCGGTCATGCTTTCGGTTAAGTCATCGACCCCCGTTATCATATCCCTTATTCCCGTTACTACCTGACCTGCAAAAGTATTTTCTAAGAATGTTAATACATCCCCTCTACCTAAACCTTGTGCAGATTCCCAAAAGCCATTTAATAAAGGTACTAATTGACCGCCTATTGTTTCCTGTAATTCTCCAAACCTATTCTTTAACTTCGCTACCTGACCAGCCGTTGTTTCACCCATTGCAACTGCCGTACCTCCGTACTTCTCGATTAACAAGTCAGCCGCCGCCCCGTTGGCTAGTTGCTCTTTTGTCAATCCCTTAAAGGCACTATCCAATTTACCCATCTTACCTATATTCCCTTCAAAGGTTGCATCTAATTGCATTACAGCCGTGTTTAAGTCTACTCCTGTTACAGTGCTTAACTCTACCGCTGCGTCAATTACTTTCTTTATTTGTTCCTCTGTTCTACCTTGATTCGCTAGGAATGTTTGAGCCTGTTGGATGGTGTCATCGTCAAATATAGTTGTATTTTGTAACTCACTTGCCTGAGCCATTAACCTACCTTGTGCCGCTTCGTTTCCTTTTAAAGCAAACAATAATAATTGTGCGTTTTTTTCAGCATCTATAAAAGCCTCAGCACTTGCCTTGCCAAATTGAATAATCTGTTGAACTCCAAAAGCAACCCCTAATGAAGCCGCTATTCCTGTTAGGCTGGAAGCCATACCATTAAAAGCCCCTGTTGTTTGCTTAGTTTGCTTATCCGTTTTATTGATAGCCTGAGCCGCCTTATTAAATGAGGCTGTCGTTTTATCCCCGGCATTATCCCCAGCGATCCCAACTTTTACTAAATCACCTGTTAAGGCTTTTGTATCTTGGCTGAACTTTGAAGTGTCAGCACGGTATTTAATTATGATAGTATCAGCAGCCATTTACTTTTTTTTATTTGCTTGCTGTTGGGGCTGCTTATCCTTATCTCTTTGTAACCTCTCGACCTTAAGTCGTAATAACATTAACCAATCTTTAACCGTTCCTTCTTCATACAGTTGTCTATATTGATCGTAATTATCGTTTGACAAATATAGCAATTCTTTTTGAAAGTTGTCTATATAATTTCTTACTTTAACTCGGTATAAATGTTCTCGTATGCCTCCTTCGCTACTTGTACTTGGGTCTTGTGCAACTCCCAAGAGTTTGCGATACTTAATACTAATTCCTTCCAATTCGGCAAGTATTCTTTTAAGGAGGCTTCTACAAAAAAAGGTATCTCAGCTCCTTTGCTTTTAAATAACAAAAGTTTTTCAGCATGGATAACCTCGTCTATTGTCTTTGGGTCTTCATCATCCCTTATGATATTTAAGGCTAACAACTCTACCATAATATCCGGGTGAAACATTAAAGTATTTCTCCTTAGTTCTAATTCCTCAAATACCCATAACGCTACACTCACCCCTTCAATTCGATTCGTTTGTTGAACGCTGTTCATTGCCTTCTCCAAAGACTTCTTACCTATCTCGGCTAATCGCTTTAACTCATCATGGTCTAGCCTTGCACTTAATAACAATAGGTTAGCACTTGACTGCTCGAACCTTTTTATATGTACATTCTCGGCTGTCTTATACTTGAAATAGTCATGGCCTTCGTGATGGAATAGGAACTCACATTTGTTTTTCCATTCCACCTTTCGGCTTGACTCAATACCAGCATAAATACGCTTCTCCAATTCGGGTAGTAATTCCTCTACCTTCTTATCGGACTCGTCTTTAATTAGCTTGTTTAGTTTTGCTTGACTTACCCACATTTACTTCTAAAATTAAATTGATACCTAATACCAATAGTTTAATGTTTACAAACTTTTGCTCACGGTCTATATCAACTCCAAATGCAAAGAAATCAAAGAAGATATAATCCTTTTGATAGCACGCACTTATATCGTAGTATAACTTTAACCTTCCTAGTTTTATCATCTTGTTTATATTATTTCGTCAATACTTTTTAATGCCATTTCCCAATCCAAAATACTATCTTCAAAACAATGATTTTCCTTTAATATTTGTATTGTTATTTCTACAAAGAAAATGGTTAGTTTTTTAGAAGATATTTCATTATTATTTGTTTGAGCCATTGACATATTATAAAACCATCGTATCTTATCTAAAGTATATATTGCATTTTCTAATCCCATAACTCATCTTGTTAGTTTATTAAATAGTTCAGCAAATAGCCCGTTTACAAATATGGCCGATATAATAACAATAGGCCAATCATGTAAAGAGCCTCCCATGTAAAAATGTATAGCCGTTCCCCATATTGAAGCCATGCAGTTAACACACCCTAGTAAAGGTTTGTAAATCCAAATAGGTAACTTAGACTCTAACCATATATCTACCTTATACAGGATCATGCGTTCATTAGTTGCAATAGATAACCCGTTGCATATTAACGCTATTAGAATGATGTTTAATATCATGGTATGTAATAGTATTTAAAACTAAATTGACTAAAACCTGTATCGCTATATGTTATCTTCATATCTCTATACTTTGAGCCGTTGGGCATTCAATGATTCCTCCAATAAACACCCTTTCAAAGGTTGCTATGTAACAAGTGTAAATGGTAGCATCAATAGTTAAGTCCTCCTTATCTGTCATGTTACCACCTTGCAATGTAGCCCAAATGTAATAAACTCCATGAGGGTTAAAGATTAATCCATAGTCAACTAAGTCTATATCTAAACTGCCGTAAACGCTGGATGTATAATCTACCGCCTCAGTCTTATTAGTTGTTTCATTGTAAATGTAAACGGTGTAATCAGTGCCGGGGGTTACATCGCCCAAATACAATAATGAAGACTCAGTGCAGTTACCCGGTTGGATAAGGCATTTTACTTCGGTGCAATCAGTTACGCAAATCATGTTTAACAAGTATATGTTTCAAAACAATTATCATATCCATCCAATATCACATTGTAGTCAATTACAACTAAGGCTAAATCATGCCTGAACTTTAACTCTACATTCTGGAAGATATTATCTATTTCTTTGCTATCGGTGTTTATTGTTCCCACCTCCACGTTAATAGAGTTTAGGTTTAAGGTAGTTCTTAATGAGTTTATATTGCCCCTTAACTTATGAATGATGTTAAGCCCTATTTCCTCAGGGGTGTAAGCTGTATCGTTTATCTTTGACTTTCCTACAATGGCTATACATTGCATTGGGTAGGTCATTCTTAATAGATCGTTGTTAGCCCTTAACCCTTGCTCTAATAATACTTCAATGTTTGTTGATTCGGTTTGAACGTGGAATAAAACCCCACTCCTAAAGTCGTATTGAGTTACAAACTTATAAGAATCTTTACCTGTGTATATCGCTGGGAATGTTTGAACCGTTCCGTCATCTTTAGTTTGGCCTATGAAATCACATAACCCTTTAACCTCTTTAAATAGGTTTAAGGTTGCTATCTCTATATTGCGGTTATCAATTACATCTTTGAGCATACCACAAAAATACTACTTTACTATGGCATTTACAAATATATCGGTAAACTTTTGTAAGATATATTCACGTTCCTTTTTGCTTAACTTAAACGCTAATGGGTAGTTATCCACTATTCCTTCTACCTTGCCTTTGGGGTTTCCCCCATCATGTCTTACGCTATAAACAATCTCGAATCCGTTATTCATTACCTTAATAGGGTTGGCACTATTTAAGAACCCTCGTTTAAAGTTACCACTAAGCCACAAGTTTATGTTCCTTCCTGCCACCGCTTTGCCTACTGTTTGCTTATACGCATAGTACCCACCTGCAAAATAACCTGACCTATGCATCTTACCATTCTTAAACTTGGTTTCCCCATTCTTACCTTTAGGGCTGAACTTACGTGGTGACTGCCTTAATGAAATATAGGTAGGTGTAGTTGACAGTTGCCCAATAGCTGAACCTTTACTATCTATCCCCTTGTTGAATATCCTTTCAGACTGCATTATGATTATCTCATTAGTAGCCTCGTAAAAAGGCTTAATGTCTAATTTCTTAGCCGTCTTTTGTAGCTTCTTAATGTATTGATCGGTGGTATAGTTTGCCATAACACAAAGATACAAAATTAAATTCTAATCCAATCTGCATTAAACGTGGCTAAGTCATACCGTAACGCATCGAATAAATCCGCCTGTTCTAATACGTTTGCCCGGTTATCCTTCATAATACTTCCATCATTCTTAGCCTTTACAAACTCACAATCCCTTATTAGATTCTTATTCTTTGGATGGATTAACAACTCAGGGAAGTTACTAAAGATCGAATTACATAACACCCGGCTATCTATGTGAGTGCTGTTCTTACGTGGTACGACTATCGCCTGTGGGCTTATATTAAACGCATCCATTACCATACTCCATGCAGTTGCACCTACCTTAGTTAATACACTTTGACTCCTTCCACTTGCATCGCCTGTTATCATGTAGGCATTTACTTTGGCTTGGCTTGGTGTACGTGCCTTAATCTCATCTACAATAGCCGTAATATACTCTTTACCCTGTATCATGTTTGGTGTTAGTTCAATGCTATCAAAATAATGAATGTACTGTTTTTGTGTATCAGGGTTATAACCTCTATGGGAAAGTACGCAAACATAAGGATTCGTGTTAAAGTCAAATGAAACATACACTAATTGGTTAGGCTGGTAAATAGCCCTATCGCTTACGTGCTTAGCCCTCTCAAAAGAATAAAGCCAATTAAACCCTGCCATAGTTACACGTTCACACATTACCTCACGGGCAAAGGTGTACTTATCATACATCTTCTCTAAACTTTCAATATATCCTGCTGGTAGGTTTTTAACATTATCATAGGTAGTTCCAAATACGGTAGGTATTGCATCATCCCCGTAAACTAACTCATCAATATCCGGGTTAGCACCGGGAGGGGTTAGCGTGTAAAATGTTTTTGGGTTATCGCTACCACTCATACGACCTAATACCACATCCAAGTCCTTACGATCACTATCCTGTATTTCATCGCCCCATGACCATCCTAATTCAATACCTCTTATTTGTGTTTCAAGTGAGAATGTAAATACTTGCGCCCCGTTCCAAAATGACCAAACCCCACTATGATCGGTAAACTTTGACCGATAGTTAAACATCCGTTCTGGGTTCTTATTCACTAAGTAGTCCTCACCTTCATATAACCCATACGATGCTAACACCCCTTTAAACTCTTTTAAGGTTGCCTTTGTTAACTGCTTATTAGTATTGGAGAATATCCCACCTAATTCGTTTTCACGGTGCAATATCATTTCTAAGGCTAAATGGCTTCCAACGATTGTCTTACCAGATCGAATACCACCTACATAGGCAGCTATCCTAACTAATGGGGCTGTTATTAAATTGAGTGCTTTCTTTTGCTTTTTATGTAGAACGTACTTACTCCTCATCTAACGGCTCATGCCTAAATATAATTGTCTTTACTTCTGCTACCTCCCTAACAACACTCTCCTTTGCCTTACCATAAGCATACTCTAGTAATATCTTAGCTGCATTAATATCACCTGACACAGCTTTATTGGCTATCTTCATAATTATAGCCTGCATCAATGTTATGTTGTTTTTTTCCTCTCCTAAAACCTCCTTTAACAGCTCCTCTAGGTGAGGTAATTTCTTAGGCCTCCCCTTTGGATTACCTGACTGTCCCTTTTTAAAAGGCTTAAAGTTTTGCGGGTTTCCTTTTGGGTTAGCCATTTACTGCTTTTTTACTGTTTTGAATATACTTTTCTCCATTCCTTTTTATCTCAATAGTAGGGTCTAAGGCTAACATCCTGTCTACTATTACTTGGCAGTATTTAGGGTCTAATTCCATGCCGTAACATTTACGGTTTAATTGGTGGGCTGCAACCATAGTGGTTCCCGAACCAAGAAATAAATCAAAAATCAAATCTTCACCTTTACTACTGTTTGAAATCCCTTTAGCTACTAATCCTACGGGTTTCATTGTGCTATGACATTCACTGCGCTTTGGTCTTTCAAATTCCCAAACCGATGTTTGCTTTCTGTCTCCCTCAAATTTGTGCGACCCACCTAATATCCAACCGTAAAAGATAGGCTCATGCTTTGAATGGTAATCTCCACGCCCCATAACTAAAGTATCTTTTACCCATATAATTTGACAACTAAAGTGGCAATGATTCCTAAAAACCTCATTAAAAATATCGCTGCATTTATCTGAATGACAACAATAAACCGATGCTCCACTTTTTGAATTTATTGTGTAGTTGGAAAACGCTGCATTAAGTAAATCTTTAAGCCCAGCCCTATCATCGTTATTTATTCCTTTATAGTCAACTCCATAAGGAGGGTCTGTAAATACCATATCAGCCTTTTGTCCGTTCATTAGCTTTGCCACTTGGTCACTATCTGTTGAATCCCCACACAATAACCTATGCTGCCCAATCTCAAACAAATCGCCTAAAACAATATCCGTTTCAATCCCGCCTTCAGGAACATCAAAATCATCTTCTTGAGCATCCAACACCTTACCTGCAAAGTCAGGAATATCTAAGCCCCACTCTGCTACTTGTTCAACATCCCATTCATTGGCTATCATTTCCCAATCCCATTCACCAAAGCCTACGTTGTCTTTTATAATGAACTGCCGCTGTTGGTCTTCTGTTAGGTTGGTAACCTTTATAATTGGTACTTCTTTTAGCCCAGCTTCCTTACAAGCCTTTAGCCTCATATTACCGCCAAGAACAACCATGTCTTCATTGACAACTATTGGTCTTATTGATAGCATTTCAGGGAACTCGGAAATGGACTTAACCAACTTTAGGAACTTATCATCCTTTATAAGCCTCGGATTATTGGGGTTAAATTTTATTTCTGATATTTTAACGGTTGTTGTGTTCATTTTATATAGTTTAGAATGATTCTAAATAACAAAGATAGTAAATTATCTCCAATAGTGGTTAATTGTTCTTAATTCTATTATTGCTTTTAGTAGTGTTAACATATCCTAGTATATTGAGTTTGTGATTAATTCTGTTTTTATTGGCATACAGTGAATAATCATTACGCTGTCCTTTTTTTCAATATGTAGGTTTCCCCATGCCTTGTCAGTATATCCAAACTTTGCTATCCCTTCGATTGAAAAATAGTTAATAAACGTGTGAGGTCGGTAGCATCTTACATGGGTTGGGTCGGCAAATTCTAAGTCCGGGTCTTCCCCTGCTATTGGTGTTTCAATGTACAAAGTTCCACCGGGCATTAGTACCCTATGGGCTTCATTCATAAAGTGCCTTAAGTCATTTAGGTGTTCTATTAGGTGAATGGCTATGATAGAATGATAGTCATTATCTTTTATAGGCCAATCGTTGTTTAAATCGGTTACTAAGTCTATTCCTTCAGCTGGGATAATATCTACTAATGTTTGGTTTGGTAGTTTATTCCATCCTATTCCGGCTCCTAAAACTAATTGTTTAACCATTTGTTAAAATATTATTTATTTCTTTTATGCGTTCATCCCAATTATTGTACTCTAAAGCGGGTTTACATCCATTTTGTAAACTTTTGTAAACCTCCTTATTTGTTAAGAGTGTTTTAGCCGCCTTGTAAAGTTGCTGCTCACTATATCCGACCTTTAGGCAGTTCACGTTGTTTATCAAGTCATCATCCCCTTTTATGATTGCCCTTGCTGTTACCGTTCCTTTTGTCATTGCTTCCATTGGACTACATGACCTTGCATCATATTTACTTGCCTTTAACAAAATAGTTGCACGGCTGTAAAGACTATTTAACCTTTTTAAGTCTGGGCTTATGTAAACCTCCTCCGGCACATAACTCATATACTTTGGGGCTTCCCTTCCATACGTGATAATATTATAACCTTCCCTTTTTAGTTTTAAAGCTACTTTAGGGGCAATGTTTTCGGTATCTTTTGACGGGTTTCCAGCGTTCCATCCTTCTACTAAAACTGTTTTAAAGTCTTTTTCCTTAAAGTCAATCGGAAATTCATCATAGTTTATGCCGTTTCCAATGTAGTAAGTCGGGGCTGTTCTTTTATAAACGTTTTTTAACTGTTCAATGTTCCACTCGGATATACTCATTAATGGGTGTTTACTTGTGTACGTTTTAACACATTCCTCTTTCCATTTGGCATTACCACTAAATAAATGTTCCATCATTTGCAGATGGATAAAAATTTTGCCTTTGAAAGTATCTTGTAAATGGATCGTATGAGGTGATCCTATTAATAAGGTATCTTGACCTTCAAAGTCTATCTTATCAGTTACTTTTACTTTTTCGTTTATATTCCAATATTCAATACCATGCAAACCCTGTAAAGAATAGATCGTTACATTATGCCATTTCGATAGCCTGTTAGCAAGTTCGATAAGTATTCTTATACCTCCGTGTTTAGCAAATGCTGGTATGCTTATTAGTAAATTCATTCTAAATGCTTTAATAGTTCAGCCATTACTCCTTTACCTCCCTCAGTCCTTAAAATAGTTACTCCTTTAGTAGCCTTTATAGCCTCTAAACTATCACTTGGGCAAAAAGCCCTATAAGCACCTTTCAATAATCCAAAATCCCAAACATCATCACCAACCGCTATATAAGCCTTATTGCCTATTAAGTCCTTTACTTTCTGCTTATCCCTTAGGTATAAAACTGTTGCACCTGTTTTTTTAGCCCATTTTTCAGTACCCGGCCATGAAGATGCGGTTACAATATAAACCTCATATCCCATGCTTATCATTTCACGGATTGCTGATACATCCCTAGTATTAAAACCCTTGGATATTTCGCCATGCTGGGTCATCCATGTTTTACCATCGGTTAAAACCCCATCACAATCGGTTACTATTACGTTTATATTACTCATTTTTGTACAATAAAAATAAACCACTCCCGTCCTAACATTTCAATCCAAATCTTTTTAAAAAACAATCCACTATCAATATAGTCAATCTTGCCGCTTTTATGTTCAACTCTTAAAGTTCCTGTTTCGGTTACACTTAAATTCCATTGATGGAAACCCTGCCATTTTTCCTGTAATCCTTCATTCTCGAACCCTTGTATAATTAAAAAGCCTCCTTTTTTTACAGCTCCTAACAGCTTGTTATAACTTGTTAAAACATCTTGTGTATGGTCTAACGCATTGCTTATATGTACAATATCAAATTCATTCTCATACGGCAAGTCCTCACACCCATAAGGCTCAGGTTTTTTACAGCCCATTAACTCATAGTTAAATATCTTTGCATATTCATCCCCTAAAAGATCGCAAACAATTAAATCATCATTTTTAACAGTACCATTTAGGATTGAAACAACTCCACTACCACAATCTAAAACTTTAGCCTTTGGATGCCCTACTAAGAACCCGTAAACAATATCATTTAGTTCCGGGGTCTTTACATCTTTTGCCCATCCTTCCAAAAAACGATCTGTTTTAACAAAGTCTTTCCAAAAGTTAATCTCGTGGTCTGCTCCTTTAATTTTCATATTTGAATAGTATTTGATTCCAATTTTTACCAAACTCAGCTTCCAACTTCTTTACCTCTATCTTATGCCTCCAATTCCTTAAACTCTCCCTTATCTTGCTTATTTCCTCTTTTTTATTATTCCTTAGATAAGCATGGCCTACTTTTACTCCGTGATTAACTCCCATCTTTATACCGTCTTCACGCATCCGCTTGCTGATTATCAAGTCATAAAACCAATACCAATAACCCTCATCTAACATATATTTCTCAAATACCCATGTCCTAAACATTGGAGCGGTAAACTCTATAAAACTAACCTCTTTAACTAATCCTGACCCATCGCATTGTATATGTTTGTGATCTGAATTAAACGAAGGATGAACAGCCCCATAAGTACCCATGCCGTTTACTAGGTTATCAAAGTCAATCTTGGTAAAAGTAATATTACTCACAAACCAGACGAACTCATATTGCATACCTAAAACGTGCTTTTTATACGCATCATTGTAGGCTCTACTCATTGAACCAACACCATCACGGTAAGCATAAAATATATCAGCATCTAATCCTACTAAACAATCCAATGTTTGTTGAAAACTTTGCTCTAAATATTCTAAAACTATGATGGCCGTTTTTTGCATTGTTCTTTACATTTGGTATGATGTCCGCATAATTGGCATTTAGTCGATAATTGTGGCTTCACTGATTCCTCCGGCTTCTCCTTCTTCTTTTGGCTCATCCTTTATAGCGTGTAAAGCGTCCTTACTTTGTTGAATACCTATGTACTGGCCTACTCGAACTGCATAGGCAATAATTCTTAAAATACCCGGCTTTAAATATTTTTTAGGGTCTTCTTTATATTCTTGACACCACTTAAAAATGATGTTTCTCGCTGTTGGCTCTAGTTTTTTACCTTCCATGATTGCTTATTGTATTGCAAATTTACAAAAAAGATTTGCAAATAACAAAATTAAAACATAGTTTTGTGATGCGAATATGATTGAATAATGACAACTAACTTAAAAATATTTATTTCAAAGGCCCGGGTCGTATTCGCGTACAGTCATTCCCGGGCTTCACTTTTTTACATAGTTGAGTGTTTAATATTTGTTAGACTCAACGGCCTGTTAAGCCAACCAACTCAAACAAACGCTTTTTATACATTTTGAGATTCCACGATAACTGAGTTTCACCAATTCAATTTGTAATTTAAAGCAGTGAGTAATTATCAAGGCCGTAAACAAGTTGCACTAGGTTGGTTTATGGTTGGTGGTCGTTAATAGGTTTGAACCCGGTGTACGGTGCTATTAACTAATAGATATAAAATACTATATCGGATAGGGGACTACTATAATTGCTAAACAGTTGCACTAACTTAAAGGACTTTTGTTATTTTAGGGATAGGTGCAACCTAGCGAAGCCATGTCTAATCGAATAAAACAGCATAATAAAAGGCGTTTTTACCATTAACAAATATTTAACAATTTAATATTTGCACATTATAATTATAATTGCTTACTTTGCTGTATTCAAAAACGAAAAAACAAATATGAGAGATTTTACAAATACAAGAGCCAAGCGAAGCCTAATTAAAGGACTAGTGGTATGCTTTACCCTACTTATACTATCGGTAATAATTTTAACCCATTTAAACAAATAACATGAGCAAACAACAAGTAACATGGCAATTAGACCCTGATACCATTAAAAAGGTAAAGGAGTTAGCCGAATTAAAAGGATGGGCTATCCAAGTAACAGCCGATAAACTAATGCAAAAAGCCTTAAAAACTAAGTTATGAGAATAGAACTTTTTTCAAACAAGGCAACTGACTTAGCACTCGACTACAAAGAATACCCAAATGGGATAGACTTTGAAGGTGATGTTTGGACTGATGAAGATGGGGAGGTGGATTATCGTGGTAGGTTTACTACATTCGATGAAAACGAAAACGAAGTTGAAATAGAGATCGAACCAGACCCGTATGAACTTTGTGATGCGCTTAACGTGGATATTGAATCTGCTATTCAAGATTGGAAGTCCGACTATTTAAGTTACTTAGCAGATACAGAATAACGGTTCTGGGCTTTGCGAAGGCAGGGCTAAATAGTACAAAAGTTTAAATAATTACAAATGATAGTAGAAAGTACAAATGTTGAAAACATGCACCAAAGCCCTGCTTTTGCAAAACCCTTGTTAGCAGAAGGCACGGGTAATTTGGTCGAATTGTTCGCTGGTTCTCGATCCGTTGGAAGTGTAGCCGAAGCAAAAGGAATGAATGTTTTTAGTGTTGATTGGCAAAAGTTTGATAAAATAGATTTAGCCATTGATATTGAGGAATTACAAACAAAAGACGTTCCATTTATTCCTGATGTGGTTTGGGCTTCGCCTGATTGCACTACTTACACTATTGCAGCAATAAGCACACACCGAAACGGAACAGAACCAAAAAGCGAATACGCTAAAAAATGTGATGCAGTAAATAAACATTTTATAAGCCTTATTGATGAATGGCTTTTAATAAATCCTAAAATGGTATTCTTTATTGAAAACCCAAGAGGAATGATGCGTAAAATGCCATTTATGCAAAGATTTAAAAGGCATACGGTTTGGTATTGTACTTATGGCGATGACAGAGCAAAGCCAACGGATATATGGACTAATAGCGAAGTATGGCAACCAAGACCAATGTGCCACAACGGAAACAAAAATTGTCATCACCAACCTGCACCAAGAGGATCTAAAACAGGAACACAAGGCAAAAAAGGAAGTTTTAACCGTTCAAAAATACCAAAAGAATTATGTCAAGAAATAATCGAATGTTCAATTTTAGCAGTAGTGTAGTGCTTTCTGCTAACGGAACGCAGATTGGCGGTCGTTTTAATGCCGCCAATGTGCTGTTATGTATCAGTTTAATTTTTAAAAAATAGCGTAGGAAAAATGAAAATATTAATAGCTTGTGAATTTAGCGGAACTGTAAGAGATACTTTTGCCGCACTTGGACACGATGTAACTTCGTGCGATTTAGAACCGACTGAAAAGCCGGGTAAACATTATCAAGGTAGTGTTTTGGATATTATAAATGATGGGTGGGATTTAATGATAGCGCACCCACCTTGCACTTACTTAACGGTAACTGGCAACAAATGGCTAAAAGACCAACCGGCAAGAAAAAGCGGTGCATTGGTTGGGGCAGAACGCAGAGCCGCAAGAGAGGATGCAAAAGAGTTTTTTATGCTATTAGCTAATGCACCGATTGAACGAATTGCAATAGAGAACCCAATAGGCGTAATGAGTACTTTGTGGAGAAAGCCGGACCAAGTTATACAGCCTTGGCAATTCGGACACGAAGCGAGTAAAAGCACTTGTTTATGGCTAAAAAACTTGCCATTGTTGCAACCGACAAATATTGTAAGCAAGGGGGAATTTATAGAGTACAAAAGCGGTAAAAGATGTACTAAATGGTATGCTGATGCGGCAAAAGAAACTCCCGAAATGAGGGCTAAAATTCGTAACCGTACTTTTCAAGGGATTGCGGATGCTATGGCGAACCAGTGGGGAGGGATTTTTTAAAAATTAAATTGTACATAACTACCGTATATAAGAAATAATACCACACAATGAAAATAACAGTATCAACTACTTACGATGTAATATGGCAGTTAAAAGACCATACTCATTACAAGTTTACAAAAGATGGTATCTGTATAAATTCAAAGCGAAATAAAATAGTGAAACGGGTTAAAAATGGAGGCTCAATAGGATATTGCATATCCGGTAAGTTTTATTCATTGACTTCATTAAGAAACGAGTTAGAAAAAATTACTAACATTGAATGTCCTTTTTAATATGATAAACCTAATTTTAGAACTAGCCTCACTTATGCCGGGCATGGGTTGGCTTATAAACTTTAAATACAAAGCAAATGATAGATAACTATGAGTTCAATCTTATGATTGAAAGGAAAAACGAAGCGCAAAGGATTTCAAATACTTTTTTTGATGGAAGGTACGTGATACATATTGTAGATACCAGACCTGTTTATAAAGGTGATTTTGATATATTCAGCGATTCGTTAATTAACTTGGTATGCAGGTTTTTTAACTTGGATGTTGACAGGTTCAAAGGTCGTGATAGGCACAAACATTACTGCGATGCTAGAAATATGTACGCTTTTTACATTCGAGATACCTATAAAGCCCAAATAAGTTTAACCCAATTAGGTAAAACAATCGGAAGAGATCACTCAAGTATCATTCATTACTTAAAGCAGCATGATAATTTAATGTTTAGGGATGAACTTTACACGGCAAGGTATAAGGCACTAAAGGCTGTTTTAGATCAAAAGCCTGTTAATTGTTAAATAACTGTTAACGTATATTAATCTTGCATTTATATAATTATAATTACTATATTTGCATAAACAAACAACAAGCATATGGAAAAATTACACAATCTAACAAAAGACGCTGCCGAGATAATCGAAGCTGAAAGTTTTGAAGTTAACCACAACTTCCATAAGGTAGAAGGGTATTACATTCTTAACAACATTACTATCTATTTTAAAGATAGCAACATTGATAAGTTCCACAGCTTAACCTTTTCAAGTGAGGAAAAAGCCATTGATGGTATTACAGGATTCATACAACTTTATAAAAACGTAGAATAAAACAAACATGGAAAAACTGATTAACATTCAAAACTCACTTAAAGCACCTAAAGGGCAGTTTAACGCATTTGGTAAATATAACTACCGATCTTGCGAAGATATTTTAGAAGCTGTAAAGCCTTTATTGTACGAAAATAAGTGCCTTTTATTATTGACTGATGAAGTTATTGATAAAGGTGGTAGGGTTTATATTAAGGCTACCGTCAGCTTATTTGATGGGGAAAAAGAGTATAGTGTTTCAGCTATGGCTCGTGAAGAAGAAAATGTCAAAGGAATGTCGGCAAGTCAGGTTACGGGTGCAGCTTCAAGCTATGCACGTAAATACGCTTTAAACGGCTTGTTTTGTATAGACGATAATAAGGATTCAGATAGTAAACAACCACCAAGCAAAGACACGGAAGACTTATCCGATTGGGTAAACTTAGTTAACGGATGTTCAACTGTTGAAGAATTAGAACTCGTTTACAAGTCAAACGCTAATACCATTGGCAAAGATACCAAGATACTTAAACTATTTTCTAACCGCAAAAAAGAATTAGGCAATGTTTAGATGCTCGAAATTAGGCGACCTAATGACAGGCAGCCGTGATAAGTCGGATTTACTTGGTGAAACCTGCAAGGCTTATTTAGATGAAATGGTTATCTTTAAAAAGTACGGTATTAAAAAGGATATAACCAGCAAGTACATTGAGAAAGGTCTATTGATGGAAACCGACAGCATAGGACTACTTTTAGCCATTGATGGTATCATTTACTCAAAGAATGAGGAAAGGTTTTCTAATGGGGTTATAACAGGTGAGCCGGATATTATACACGAAGGTAAGATCATTGATGTTAAAACCTCATGGGATTTATTCAGCCATGTTAAGAATAAGAAAATTAATCCTAAGTATGAATGGCAGGTATTAGGGTACATGGAGTTAACAGGCTGTAAAACTGCTGAGGTTATACACTTGTTAGTAGATACACCCGAAACGCTTGTACAAGATGAAATAAGACGTACAGGATGGAAGTTAGGAATGGTTGAAGTACCCGAAGAACTTGAAAGCGACATTCGTAAAAACATGATGTTTGAGCAAGTACCATTATCCGAAAGATGTATTAGATTTGCGGTTGAATACTCGGATGAAAAAATATCCAAAATGTATGATAAGTTACAACTTTGCGCTGAATACATTGAAAAACAAATGAACCTATGATACTAGAACTATTTGACAAGGCAATGAAGCTAACAAAGGCTGGAATGTTTGGAGTTAGTTTAGATATTATCTTTGAACAAGGTGATGTTATTGGAGTGGATATATGGGTAAATGTAAGAACGGGTAACAGCTTTGAAGTTGAGCCTACTAACCACATATCTTGCCACTCTTTAGAATCAGCCTATGAGGAATTAACATTTTTAGAAATCAAATTAAAACAATAAAATGAGCAACGAAAAGAAGTTTTTTGGTAACGTAAAAACCATAGCAACCCAATACGGGGAAATGACTAAGATAAGTTTTAAGAAAACAGAATTAGCCGAAATGATTAACAACTGCAATGACAAAGGTTATTTTAACCTAGTTATTAAGGAATCAAAGAATAAGCCCGGAACTAAGTACATGGAGCAAGATACCTTTGTTCCTAAGAATGATAGCAATGATAAAACCGACTTACCTTTTTAGTTATGGAAAACAAGATACAGTCTTTACTTATTGAATCAACCCAAAAATTAGGTACTGCAATAAGTTATGAAAAGACAATAAGGGTAGATCATGATGGTACTATTAGCACAAAATATTTTATAGTTTACATAAGTGGTGAATCTGAATCCGAATATGATGCAGTATGTAGGTCTTTTGATAACTCTATGGAGGTTGTAATTTACTTGGAATCATTAATTAATTTGATAAAATGAAACTAGCAATTAAGTCAATACTCCTAGCCTATCCGATGGACAAACGCTTTACAACGGCACTGCTAAGTCAGTTACTATCTTTGAAGTTAGGGTATTGGCCTGATGCTGGTGAAGTAACTAGGGTTTGTAGGGAACTAATTGAGGCAAAAGAATTAAACCTTTGCCATATCTTTGAGAATAAAAAGTGGAGGTATTTAAGGAGTGTAAAGCATCATGTACTATTGAAGCATAACATCCACCTACATAGAGATCAAATGAATAAAGAAATAAGAAAAAAACAAATATAATGAACGAATACAAACAATTTTTAGAAAGTAAACAAAAGAGCCATGTTTTTAGCGGCTTTGATGTTAATGAATCAGACCTTAATAATTCAATGTTTGACTTCCAAAAATTCATAGTTAAACGGGCTTTAAAAGCTGGTAAGTATGCTATCTTTGCAGATTGTGGATTAGGTAAAACCCTAATGCAATTAGAGTGGTCTAATAAAGTAATGAATGAAACTGGCGATAGTGTTTTGATTTTAGCACCTTTAGCGGTGGTAGGTCAAACAATAAAGGAGGGTGATAAATTTGGAATACCTGTTTATAGATATAGCACTGATGCTAAAAGTATGGCGGGTATTTACATTGCCAACTATGAACAATTAGACAATATTGATACTTCGTTTTTTTCGGGTATCGTATTGGATGAAAGTAGTATTTTAAAGAACTTTGAAGGGGCTACTAAAAAACAAATTATAGACGGATTTAAAGATACTCCTTATAAGTTAGCGTGTACTGCAACCCCATCACCTAACGATCCTATGGAGTTAGGAAACCATGCAGAATTTTTAGATGTTATGGGTCGCAATGAAATGTTAGCCATGTACTTTATCCATGATGGAGGGGAAACGGCTAAATGGAGGCTAAAAGGCCATGCTGTTAAATTGTTTTATCAGTTTGTAGGTAGTTGGGCTATCATGCTTAACAAGCCTCAGGATATTGGATTTACAATGGAAGGGTATAACCTACCAAGCCTTAACTTAATTGAAAGGCAAATAGTAACTCCTAAACGTGATAACGGGTCTTTGTTTAACGATGCTATTATTTCAGCCACTAACTTTAATCAGGAACTAAGGTTAACAAAAGATTTACGTTTACAGGAGGTAGTTGATATTGTAAATTCTAAGCCGGATGAAAACTTCATTATTTGGGTTAAACAAAATGAGGAAGGGGACTTGTTAAGAAAGATGCTACCAGAGGCGAAGGAAGTAAAAGGAAGTGATACTAACGAGTATAAGGAAAAAACACTTTTGGGATTTGCTAATAATGATTTTCGCATCCTTATAACTAAAACAAAGATAGCTTCATTTGGTATGAATTACCAGAATTGTAGGAATCAGATTTTCGCCTCATTAGACTTTAGCTTCGAGGGTTTATACCAAGCCATTAGAAGATCGTATCGTTTCGGGCAAAAGAATGAAGTAAATATCTATCTTATTACTACCGATACAATGGCAAACGTAAACCAATCTATAAACAACAAACAAAAACAATTTGAACTTATGCAAGATGAAATGGCAAAGGCCGTAAATGATAACTTAAACGGCAAATTAATGACTAATGCAATCTTTGATACTACCGAAGAATCAAATGAATGGTATAAAATTAAACGAGGGGATTGCGTTCAACTCATTCAGGAAGTTGAAAGTGAATCGGTAGGGCTATCTGTTTTCAGTCCCCCGTTTGCTGAACTTTACACCTATTCAAGTCATTTAGAAGATATGGGTAATTCAAAAGATTATACCGAGTTTTTAACTCAATTTGGATTCTTAATAAAGGAACTTTATAGGGTTATGATATCAGGCCGTAATGTAGCAGTACATTGTATGGACTTGCCTATTCAAAAGGGTAAAGAGGGCTTTATCGGATTAAGGGATTTTAGCGGAATGATTTTAAGAGCCTTTGAAGATGCTGGGTTTATTTATGCTAGTCGGGTAACTATTTGGAAAGACCCTGTGGTAGAAATGCAAAGAACTAAGGCACTCGGATTACTTCATAAGCAAGTTAAAAAGGATAGCACTATGAGCAGGGTAGGTATTCCTGACTATGTAATGATTTTTAGAAAGGATGGGGAACGTGTAAGCCCTGTTACAAATACCGATTTACCCGTAGATTTATGGCAAAAATACGCATCCCCTGTATGGATGGATGTTGATTATGGAAATACTTTACAAGGGTTTAGAAATGGCCGTGAAGATAATGACGAGAAGCATATTTGCCCTTTACAGTTAGATACTATTGAAAGGCTTATTCATTTATACAGTAATAAAGGTGATACCGTTTTTACACCGTTTATGGGTATTGGTAGCGAAGTTTATCAAGCCGTTAAAATGGGCCGCAAAGGCATGGGTTTTGAACTAAAAGAAAGTTATTTTGATCTTGCTAAGAAAAACGTAAATGCAGCTGTGGTTGCTAAGGCTCAACTTTTAATATTATGAAAATATTTATAACCGGATTTCTCCAAGTGTTTTTTGTAAGCGTTAACACTTATTTAATATCTAAGGTATTGTTTTTAGGCATTTTTATTTGTGCCTTTACAATATCATTTATTTGGAGTTATAACGTAACTAGAATAGCACTTGGAACATTTAAAGAGAAACTAACCTACTCCTTTGGGGCTGGGTTAGGTTCTTTACTTGGAACTTATTTAATTACTTTAGTATGCTAATACAATCTACCGAATTAGATGAATGCTGGGAACTTTGGAAACAATACCGCAAAGAGCAGCATGGATTTACTTACAAGCCAATAGGCGAGGGTATGGCTAAAAAGTCCCTAATGAAACTAGCCAAAGGAAACGAAACCACAGCCATTGAAATAATGGAGCAGTCTATGGCTAATGGATGGAATGGATTTTTTGAACTTAAAAACAAAACAAATGGAAACGAACCAACTATCGAAGCAATCCACGCAGCTACCACAGCTAAGTATTAATCAAATACTCCAAGATAAGCCCGTTAAAATAGGCTCTTTAATCCATCAAGATTATATGGGAGTTAAGGAATCTATCATTCACGTTATAAGCGGACATAATAAGAACCTTGCAACATTCATGCACTTAACACCTGACCAACTAAATGGCATTTCAGACTTCATAATTAACCAATATAGCGATCTTAGCATGGATTGTTTTAGACTTGCCATGATGAACGGAATGGCGGCTAAATATGGTGAGGTTAAAAGGTTTGACGGGGCTGTAATTTACGATTGGTTAACAAAGTTTAGGGAGGAAAAAAGACAAGCGGCCATGACTTTTAAGCCAAAGACAAAAGAGGACTTAACAAAAGCAGTGCCTATGCCTGTGGAAATGTTTAAGCTAAAAGAGGACTTAAAAAAAGCCAAGACAATCAACTTTAAAACGGAAGTTGACAAAGACGAGGAAATAGAGTTTATTTACGGTAAACGTGGTAAGAAATACCCAAAAATGAAACCACTAACACCAAGCGATTTAGAGTTAAACGCTTTTGATACTTTTGATTTCATCCACCGAAAACAAGCCGGGAGGCATGATATAAAGTCAGACGGCTCAACAGCAATGGGAATAGGTCAAAGAATGATTGAATACAACGGGATTACGTACACTCAAGGTTCATGGGTAAACTACTATGTATTTGAGATAAACCGCAACGAAGGAATGATAGAAGCCTTTGAAGCGTATTTAAACACGTTAACATAATCATATGAAGCCAATAACTAGGAAGTGCCTACACTGCAAACTAAGGTTTGAACCTTACAGACCTAACCAAGTGGTATGCTCTGGTACTTGTGCTGCTCATTATGCTGCTTTAAAATCAAAGGTAAAAGCAAAGAAAGAGAAAAAAGAGGCAAAGGA